TGGAGGCCCTCGACTTGCTGGGCATCGGACGCGAGGCGTTCCTCGCCGAGTATGCGAGGGTGTTCCCGGAGGCCTAAATGGCTAGACGTGCATACAAGATTGAACGCGGCGGCGCACACGAGCGTTTCCAGAACTCCCGCAAGAAGATTCAGATGTTCGGCGGGGGTTTTGGTAACGGTAAGACAACTGGTGCNNGTCATTAAGACCCTGATGATCGCTAAAGATTATCCGGGGGCGAACATTCTTGTTGCACGCTCTACCTATCCCAAGCTCACAGCTACCATTCGTAAGGAGATTGTGGCTTGGTGTCCCAAAGACTGGATTGTGCGAGACGTTGACAGTAAGCAGAACTTAATTGAATTGAAGAATGGTACTGTTATCAACTTCTCGCACATCCAGCAGACAGGTAAGGGGCAGGAAAGCTCTACGTCTAACCTGCTGTCTGCTACATATGACCTGATTGTCATCGATCAGGTAGAAGATCCTGAGATTACGCATAAAGACTTCCTCGATCTGCTAGGCCGACTTCGTGGTCAAACGCCTTATGCAGGTAATGATCCGACCATGCCGTCAACTGGTCCTCGCTGGATGATCTTGATGTGCAACCCGACGCGGAACTGGGTCTATCGTAAGATTGTTAAGCCGATCCATGATGCTAACCACGGCATTGCTAACGCTGATCTGCTTCGTGATCCTAAGACGCAAGAGATTATGGTTGATCTCATTGAAGCGTCTACATATGAGAACAAGAACAACCTGCCTGAGGACTTTATCGCCACTCAAGAGGCTGCATATAAGGGGCAGATGCGTGAACGCTTCCTATTAGGTAAGTGGGGAGCTTATGAAGGCCTTGTGTATCCTGAGTATAATCCTGAAGTGCATCTGTTAGATCATCACGTGATGCATGATTACTTCAGTATGATCCAGGCCCGTGACCCGCAGCAATATATCCTAGAAGCGTATGACCACGGTATTGCTCAACCCGCGTGTTACTTCTTTGCGTTCACCGATCCGTTCGGGAATGTATTTGTGCTTGATGGCTTCCACCAGAAGGAACTGACTATCAAGCAGATTGCAAAGAAGATGACAGACATCAGGAGTAAGCACGGTGTCTCGACTGAAGATGATGATTTTGGACTACGTGTGCTGGCTGATCCTGCTATCTTTCGCCGCTCGACTGGTACATCATCTACTGTTGGTGTAACAACATCAGGTCTCTTCCGCGAAGAAGGAATCAGGATGACTCGTGGTAACAATGACATCGTAAATGGCATCGCAAAAGTGCAGAGCTATTTATATATCGATAGTCACCACGAGCATCCGATTACAGGTAAGCCGGGATCACCTCGGTTCTTTGTAAGTAAGAATCTCGAATTCTTCGACAGAGAGATCGTTGACTACTACTGGAAGAAAGATACCAGCGGTGAGTATGAAGATGTCCCGAATGACAAGAATGACCACGCAATGGATACTACTAAATATCTATTGACAAATCGACCGCGTGTGGTCACTTTTAATGACAGAAAGCTTGATCGCAACCCCATCCCTCGTCGCTTCAGACAATGGAGAGAGATTGACACTCGGACCAGCGAAAGCGACATGAGAAAGCATCGTTATGGATAACGCGACAGATAGCGTAAATGTTGATCTTGAGAACTCGCTGCGTCATAGCGGTCTCGAAACTGAAGATAAGAAGGAAGCTGATCAGCCTATCTATCGCATCTTTGAAGGTAGCAAGATTCCTGTTCCGAAGCACATGGGCAAGCTGTGGGCTTCGCGTAAGGATCAAGCTGTTGCTAAGCGTTCTGATATCGAAGACGCCTGGAATGAGGCTATTCGGTATTACGAGAACGATCAGATGTCGCATCGTAAGGCTGGCATTGAGCGTAAGGGTGGCGGTCGATACTCTCGTGGACTCAACGAAGAATGGTCTGCGACAGAGAACGTCGTGTTCAGCAATGTAGCTACCATGCTGCCTATGCTGTACGCTAAGAACCCTAACATTGAAGTCACTGCGTACAACACCGCTAACGAGTCGTTCGGTAAGTGCGTAGAGAAGCTAGTCGACACACTTTTTTCTATTCGTACCGCTCCTGGTGTTAATCTGAAGTACAAAGCTCGTCGTGGTGTCTTCTATGCACTGCTGATGAACACTGTATATGCGAAGATTGACTTCATCACGAAGCAACAGAGTTCCGAGGGAGCCTTAGTTGAGCTTCAAGAACTTAGTGATGAATACGCTAAGGCTAAGAACGCTCACGAGACGAAGGAACTTGAAGGTGAGATCACTGCGTTAATCGAGAAGGTCAATATTTTAGAGCCGGGTGGACCGAAGTTACGCATCATTCCTGCGTTCCGTGTGTTCGTAGATACAACTGCGACTGAGCCAGATAACAGCGATGCTCTGTGGATGATGGAGTATGACTTCCTTCCTACAAGCTACCTTAAAGCTGTGTATGCTAAGGAAGTCGGCGAGGAATGTAGCGAAGAATATCGCAGTGTGTACGAACCTACACATGTGTTGAAGCTTGGCATGACTACGACTGAGGGCACATCTGATGCCGACTTCAGTCTGTTCGCTAATGAGAAGCCTGAGTTCACTTCATACGGCTACAAGAACCAAGCTTCGTTCGATAAGGCTTGCTACACTAAGGTGTGGTACATCTGGGATAAGACTACACGTCGCGTGTTCATGTACGCTGACAATGATTGGTCTTGGCCGCTATGGGTCTGGGATGATCCGTTAAAGCTGCTTGAGTTCTTCCCATATGACAATCTGTGGTTCCACGAGAGCTTTGAGAATTCGCAGCCGAAAGGTGAAGTGACTTACTATCTTGATCAACAAGACACGATCAATGATATCAACAGCACTGTGAACAAAGCTCGTAAGTGGGCTCGACGCAATGTCATTTTTAACAAGAACAAGATCACACAAGATGACGTGAATCTCGTTCTCAATGGCCCTGATGGCACAGCTAAAGGCATTGATATCGGCGAAGGCGAGAAGATTGAAGATCACATTAAGACTGTGGTCCCGCCTGCGATGGCTTATCCTGAGCTATTAAGCACAGATTCGTCTTTTGCTGCGATCAATCGTATCACTGGCACAAATGATGCTCAACGTGGTGCACAGTTCAAGACGAATACCACGAATGAGGCTATCAATTTCTACCAGAAGAATGTTGACATCCGCGTTGACGAGAGAATTGACCAGATTGAAGATTGGCTAGGCCGCGTTGCGTGGAAGTTGATCCAACTGTGCTGCCGTTTGATGACTAAGGAAGAAGTGATTGAGCTTATCGGTGAAGACTTAGGTCAACACTGGAAGCAAATCACTGATCCGAAGCAACTGCGTTCTATGCTCGCTCTCAGAGTGATCGGTGGATCTACTGATAAGCCAACAAGCAAGAACAAGCAGGAACAGGCTCTCCGCGTTGGTCAGGTGCTTGGTCAATTCTCTAAGAGCAGCCCTGCGATCGGCATTGTCGTCATGCGTGTGTTTGAACGTGCATTCGATGAGATCGTGATTGAACAGGAAGACTGGGATGCCATTAAGCAAAGTATGCAGCAACCCGCTCCTGCTGATCCCAACCAACAACAGCCGCAAGGTCAGGTACAAGGTGAACAACCAGTTAATCCGCAAGACCTGCAAGCTGTGATTGAAAAACTACCGCCAGAAGCTAAACAGGCTCTTGCGCAGTTAATGTCCTCCGGTGTTCCAGCGGAAGAGGCATTAAAGACTGTACTGGAACAACTCCAACAACCCCCGCAGTAAATAGAGGTAATCCATGCCGGGTGAATTTGACTTCCTTGATAAGCATATGCAAGAAGCTGGTGTTGACGTTACACAGGAGAACGCTGGTGACACGAACACTGCTGAGTCCCAACAAGGTACTCCTGCGCAACAGCAAGAACCGAGCACAGAGCAGAAGCAAAGTGGTCAGGAACAGCCAGTTGCTAAACAAGATAGCAGCAGCAGCGACGTTAACACTGGAGAACAACAAGGGAAAAAAGAAGAAGCACAGAAGTCTTCTGGTCCCAAGGATCTAACCCTTCCCAATGGTGAAGTGATCAAGGGAGGCAAAGAGCGTCGTTTCTATGAGCAAAAGCAGCTTGCTGAACAACAGCGGGATATGATTGCTCGTGAAAGAGACTCTCTCAATATGCAGTTAAACGAACTTCGCACTAAGAATGCTGCGAATGAAGCTGTTATTCAGCAACTGAATGTAGAAAACCCTCAAGATATCGGTAATGCGCTGCGCCTGTTTAAGGACCTGCGTAATAACCCCGTCGATACCTTGAAGAAACTGCTTGCAGAAGCCACTGCTGGGGGTTACTCTATTGATAACATCGCTGCTGGGATAGACACCTCTGTTATCAAGAACATCGTCACTGACGCAATCAGAACGGTTCAAGGTAACAGTCAAACTCAAGTACGCGATTTTGAGGCCGAAGCTGCTGCAGAAGTAGATCAGTTCTTTGGCCAGTTCCCTGATGCCCGCATCCACGAAGATGCAATTGCGGCAATCAGCGCACAGCACCCTCAGGCTTCACTGAGCGACATCTATTTCCGACTTAAAGAACAAGTCATCGAGCGTGGTCTCGATTGGACGCAGCCTTTAGGTCCGCAAGTTAATCCCCAAAATCGTCAACCGCAGCAGCAACATCAGCAGCCGCAACAAGGACAACCTCCGATGTTGAATGGCCGTGTCGCTCCTGGTGTCGATTTTGATGAAAGAACCCCATTGAATAAGCCTGCGTATTCCGAAAGCACCGAAGATATCATTAAGGCTGCTATGCGTGACGCGGGCTTCAAAATCTAATCTTGGATAGAAAAGATGTCTGCTCTTTCTACTGTCCTCGCTGCTACCCTCACTCGTTCTCGTCGTCGTCTGATCATGGCGTCGGTGAAGTCGAATGCGCTGGTGGCGTGGGCTTTTGCTAACGACCGCGTTGAGTACGAAGATGGTGGTTACAATATCACCAATCCTCTGACTGTTGGTCGTAACCCGAACGTCACTTCGATGGAGTATTACGATACTCTGCCTGTTGCGCAAACTAACGAATTCACGACTGTTGAATATCGTTGGGCTCGCGTCGTCGGCACGGCTATTATCTCCGATCAGGAAGAAGACGAGAACAAGGGTGAAGCTTCCATCTTCAAGCTGATGAAGGCGAAGCTCGACGTTCTCGACGAGTCGTTCAAGGAGAAGTTCTCCGAGTATCTGTATGCGGCTGGCGGCGGTACTGATCCGTATGGCCTCGCTGCGATGATCCCGGATGATCCGACTACCGGCACTCTCGGCGGTATTAACCGTGCTACCGAAACTCAATGGCGCACCAGTGCCTATGACTTCGACGGTGCGCTTGATCCGACCAACATCGAAGAAGCGTTTGACGACATTCTGCTCGATCTGACGCTGAAGGGTGACAAGCCGGACCTGATTCTGGTCGGTCGGAATATCCTGCGTAACTACCGCGCTGCTGTTCGCGACAAGATCGTCATTAACCTCTCTGATACTCAGGGCGGCAAGAAGATGATGGATCTTGGCTTCGGCGGTCTTGCTCACCAGGGCATTCCGCTGCTGTATGACGAAGACTGCTCCGCTAACAAGGCGTACTTCATCAACAGCAAGTATCTGCGTCTGCATATGCTGCGCGGTGTGAACATGAAGGTCAAGTCGCTGTCCTCTCCGTGGGATACCGATGCCTCCGGTTCGCGTGTTGTTTGGCAGGGACAACTCTGCCTGTGGAAAGCTTACCGCACTCACGCGGTGCTTATTAACCAATAAGGGACAGTATCATGGCACAGCGACGCATCAAGGCTGCGTATAGGACTGTTGGTCCACGCAAAGTAACGGTGCATGTGAACAAGTGCATCATGGACAAGGAAACCAAGTCTCTCGAACAGAAGATGGTCGAAGAGGTCAAGGAAATGTACATGGTGTATTTCCCGCGTGGTCACTCGATCCGGGTTGACTACGCTGAACTCAAGAGACTTGGTTATCATCTGCGTCCCCGCATGGTTGATATTGATACTGGTGACGTTGTTGACGTTGGCGGTGATCCATACGACTTCGGTAGCGGTGCTGTAGAGGGTTTTGAATCTGCGCAAGATGATGCCGACGAGTTTCACTTAACTGATGATGACATCAAAGAAGCGAAAGCTAAGGGCTAAATAGATGCGTAGAATTAACACTTATCTGCCCCGCAAGGTTAACCGTTACGTTCCGGCCATGGGCTACTCCGCTGCGTGCGTCCATAATGCGCCTCACGTCGTAGAATTTGGTCCGGTTGCGGTTGCTGCAGCTGCTAACATTCTCTCGGCTCAGTCGATTGCCTCTGCAGGTTCTACTACCACGTTCCTGCAAGACAACACTGATCCGGTTGTGTCGGCTATTGCTGCTGAGTTCCCGGTCGGTCCTGGCTTCGGTCGTTGCCTGCAAGTCGTGGCTGACGGTGCTGCGACTTCGACTGTAACTGTCAAAGGTCGTGACTATCTCGGTCAACCTATGGCGGAAACCTTCACGCTGAACGGTACTACTCCCGTTGTTGGCGTGAAAGCGTTCAAGTACATCGATCTCGTCTCGTGGTCGGGTACTTCCAGTCGGACTATCAACCTGGGTACTACCGACAAGCTCGGTCTGCCGTTCCGCATGAGCAATGTTCTGTCTGAACAGGCTGCTGGTGCGCGTGTGGCTACTCTGGGGACCTTCGTTTCGCCTAGCCAAACTGATCCGGCTACTGCGACTACGACCGATCCTCGCGGCACTTACGACCCGAATACTACTCTTGACGGCTCGACTTATATTTCGGCTACGTTCATTGCTGATGGGCGTCTGAATTCGAGCGGCAATGGCGGTCTGCACGGTCTGGCTCATTACTATGCCTAATCCGTCCCTTTGTTGGGCATAGTGATAGTGCGGCGGCGGTGTTCCTCTAGCATCGCCGCCGTATCTATAAGGAGATATAGATGGTTGACAAGACGCTTAATGATCTGATCACTCGTACAGAGAGAGAATTGGGCCAAGTCGCCGGTATCTCTGTTCAAGTTTACGCGAAGGATTTGCTCGCTCAGAAGCTAGAAGCTGCCTTCGATTTCCACTTTGCGCATAAGACGATCAAGTGGAAGCGGTTCCTCACATATCAGACATACACTCTTGACGGTTCTACAGGTCGAGTGACTGGGAATGTGACGACTACCTTTAGAGAATTCGGTGATATCTATTCGATCTTTCCTGAAGGCTCGGATCGCAAGATAACTGCGTTAAACCTGATGCAGAATCCTGCTAGATACACAGGCGACTCACCTCTGCATTACATGGCGGATGCAACAGCTACTAAGTTGTTTAAGATTATCCCTGTTACCGCAACAGGTGACATTGTTGTCGTCGGTCGGCAATATCCTAGCATCACATTCGCCAATACAGACACCATCCCGTTTGATGCTTGGTGCTTGATCTATCACGCTGCGTGGCAATATGCAGTAGACGATGGTGCTAATCCTGGACAGATCAACAAGTTGCAGAACCTGTATCAAGCTGCATTCGATAATGCTTATGCGGCAGATCAACAGGCTCCTGTGCAGATTGATAGAGCGCAGCCGTACATTCCTAATGACTGGTTTGAAGTCTGATGCGCAGTCAATTAGATAAGATCAAGACAACACAGGTGCTACAAAGTGCAACCCTCAGGGACTTCTCTGGGGGCTTAAACACATTAGATGATGATCTAAATCTCGCTCGTAAGTACAGCCGTAGATTGGATAACATCAGATATGACGGAGCTAACGCTAATCGCGTTCGATTTGGCACAGAGTTTCACGTAGATATCAACGATTATACCACATCGAGCGGTAATGCGCTAGTCAATGCTACATATTTTCAGGCTAATCTGATCGCTGTTGCATCAAATGGTGAAATTCTGGCTGTAGCCGCAGATAAGTCGACGACACGGATCTTTGACTCGGTAATTGCTGCAGCGCTTCCGGGTGCTCCTGCTGGCTGGTCTGCGACAGACTTCTGCTCGTTTGCGATCTTCAACAATGAACTGATCATCTGCAATGGTATCGATAAGCCTCTGCTAGTTCGTAATGATTTATCTGTTGAATATTTAGCGGACCAAGCTACAGGTAGTAATATCAACACGCCGATCGGCAAGTATGTCACGGTGTGCAACCGCTATCTAATTATCTCAGGTGATCCGGTTAATCCAACACGGGTGCATATCTCTGCGAAAGATACAAGCGGCACGTTCTATGGCGACCCCGCCCCCAATGATGCAACATATGTTGACGTTGGCTCATCGCTGCTTGGTTCGACACTAATCAGAGGCATTGCTGACTTCCGTGGTAAGCTTGTTGTTGCCTTCGCTGAAGGTATCGTGATTGGTACAGTCGGCATATACGACACGACAGGGGTCATTCACGAGCCGGTGTTTGATGATAACGTCGAAGAGCATGGTGGTATCTCGCACCGCACACTGCTATCGTTCGGCGATGATATGTTATATCTCGGACTGCAAGGTATTCCTGCGCTGAAGAGAACAATTTTCACTGGATCGCTGCGTCCTGAGTATATCAGTGACATCATTGCTGAAGATTTGCTACCGCTTATGTCTCCGCTGAGTGACGGTGCTCTAGAAGACAACACATTCTCCGTCTATGATCAGCGGGAAGGTGTGTTCATGTTCTTTGTGCCGAATGCATCGACTGTCGCAGAGACTACAGAGACAAAGTGCTTCTGCTATACGTATCGACCTAACCTTCGCGTTGAAGCATGGAACACTTACAGTGGCTGGAATTGGACCTGTGCGGTAAAAACACTGCAAGGTAACATCTTCTTTGGCACTGCTGACGGTAAACTGTTCCGTTTCGGTAACAAAGATAATCCAGTCTATAAGGACTTTGTCGGTGACTACGCCGTAAATAACGGTGAAGGTGCCGCTATCAACTTTGATTGGGAACTTGCGTGGGCTGAATTCGGATCTCGCGTTGAGACTAAGACGACACGGTATATCTCGTTCGATACTAGAGGCTCTGGTGCATTCACATGCGATATGTACTGTGATCAATTAATGACTGATGCAGACGGCAATGACGCACCACAGCTTACCATGGACTTTACCGGCGGCGATAACCAGGGCTTCGGTAGCTCGCTTGTCGGTTACGGTGGCGGTAGAAC